CTCATTGGGAGGGGGACCAACACAATGAACTGATTCTCGCAGGGAGATCGCATCTCTCTTTCAAAGAGACGGTTCACAAATTCCAGGAGGTATGTTATGAAGAAGACGCAAGACTTGCCCTTTTATAAAGGGTGTACTAACGGTGGTTACTATAATAGCACAAGTGCGATGTATACTACGTCGCCAACATGGTTGACGTGGAATACAGCGGAACAGTGGGGAATAGGTGTTAATGGTATCAACGCCTATAGACCCCCACCCGCTTGGGCTGGTAACCAGGTATTCGAGTCTTCGACCAGACACAGGCCCTTGTTTAACGATTGTAGCAATTTTAAAGCTACTGGAAAATATGTACCTTTCCTTATCGTAAACGAGAAATACAATCGATCCAACTACATATATATTATGCGATGTTGGATCTTTCCTATTCCTGTAGGGTCTAATCCGTCACCGGCAATTACGCCGATGCATTGGTCGTTGTGCGATGGTGCACAGCGTCGCGCGTGGTGGAGCATGCAGCCCAGATTTGAGGGAGAAGTCGAAGCTCTTAATTTTCTTTTTGAGCTAAAAGACTTCAAAGATCTTGCAAAACACGCCATGCGGTTTAATTACCGCAATATAGCCGGCGAGTTGGGCAAGCTCAAATCTTGGACTGGACGTCAACTCAGAACTATAAAATCTGAGGGAAGCGTCTTAAAGAAAATCTTTAAGGCGTTCTCTGACGGCACCATGACTGTAGCCCAGGCTCACCTGATAAAAAACTTCGCGATTGACCCTACAATTTCTGATTGTATGGCCATTCATGCGCAGGCAGGTAAGCTGGTGGATGAAGTACAACAGTCCTTCTTTGAGCGTGGTCTTACCGCTCAGAGGTCACACTACTCAGAAAAAATATCTGAGACCGACAATACAACGCCGGGAGCCAGTAATTATTACTGGGTTAGTAGTGGGGACTATTCATCCTTGACCTTTAACGCAACCATCGAGTATACTTATGATTACAAGATGAGAGCGAGGGTCGACGCTTTAAAGCGTTATTACGGGCTGAATGTCAACGCGGAGGTGATATGGAATATGCTCCCATTCTCCTTCGTTTGCGATTACTTTTTGAAAGTCGCAAATGCTCTTCGTAACATGAGAACAGATCCAAACGTTGCGATGCGTACTTTGCAGTATGCTGAAAGCTTGCTGCAACGCTCTTCATCGGGCTACCATTACAACGGAGATTCGCGAGTACGAGACTTTTTTGCACCTGATATTATGGATGCATATGGTCAAAATAACCTACTTTCAGGTTATGAGAGTACTCACTTCCTGCGTCGAGTAACACACCCCAATAAAGGGGTAGCGCTACCGAGGGTATCGATGCCTAGTAAAAGGCAAAGACAAAACCTCATCGCACTCGCACGCGTACTTTGGTAACAAGCCATTTTGGGCTCGCTAAAGTATTGTATGAAGTGCTTGGCATGGTTTTTAAGTCCCGAGTTGTCTAAAGATCAATTGGAGGTTTTTAACCTATCAATTTTTCTTTCTTCAATGCTGACGGATACTGAAGACACCCAAGCATTACTGTATCTGACTTCATCCTTGAGGTGGCATTCTACCTTAAGCGTTCATACGGGTACGAAAACCCCGTTTAAACATATAACTTAATTTAAAGGAGAAAGACCATGGGATTACTTGCAAACCCAGTAACAATGAATGACGGAGTAGGGGACCGAATCTTTACGTTTCGAAGCCAGGAACCGGATAGTAAATCGGTTTATGGCGTATATGTTGAGACCGCAGCTGCATTATCTGCAGACTCGCGATTCAACGTGAAACATGATTCAAAAGCTGCTACTCCACGGCACCTGTTCCAGAGAAGTACTTATCTGGTACCTGCGGCTGGCACAGAACTTCTGAGGATAACGCAAAACTATACCCTCACTTGTTCGAAGCTCTTTACCATCGCCGAGGTCACCCCCGAATTTGTTCTGTTTAGGGATGCCCTTGCCGAAGCCTCTTTTATCGACGGTTTTATGGGATCTCTCATATAATGTTTGAGATAGCCATAATTCAGAAGGTAGCCGAGGCATTTGTTATTGTCATTCAGTGGATTTTTACACTCTGGGTGTAGACTCCTATGGCTGGAGATTTAGATGCTTAATCGCACCAGATCTGAAAAGCCAAAGGAACCTCGTCATTCGACGAGTGGATCTGTTGATGAGAAGCTAATCATCAGGGAATTTGCTAAAGATAATTCTATTGTTTTAGATTATCTCATTGCGATTCTCACAGATTCCTACAATAACAATCCATTGTTTGGTAAAGCTGACTATGTGGCTGATTGTAAAACAATCAGAACACGTTTTCATCATGAAGGTTTGAATTTCGCAACTCAAACCCTACCTAGTTTCTTTGATTGCGTATTACGCTATCTTGAAACAGGCGTATCGGACTATCCCGGCTTTAGAAAATCAAGCCGGAATGCAAAATACCCAGCATTCCTGCGTGGGCTAGTTGCTCCGATTTATGATGATCCAAACAGTGCTAGTACGGTCATGTGCATGAACCAATTATATCAGGTTTGTGTAGCCTTCAAAAAATTGGAGGGTCCGTACAAACAAGGTGTACTCTCGAAGCAGCTACGAGACTTTGTGGAGACTGATATCGAATTAAGATACATTGAGTTCGATGCAGAGCCTAACAGGGCAATTCTTCGCCATGCCAGGAAAACAATTGGTAAGGTATTAAAGGGATTAAATCCGTTTGATCCCAACCAAGCTAATTTGTTTTTACCCCGACCAGGGCCTGGTGCAACGAACACTCCTACCAAAGCTCACGTGCGTTTTCGTCCGCATGTGAAGTACACTACCCTTAACACTTGGTTCCCTTATCGAGAGTGGTTTTATCTACCCTTGAGATGGGATTTTAGCAACAAAGTTTCTGAAAAGGAACTTTGGGCTTCTTTCTTGTATCATTATACAAGAGCCAAGTACGACGAAAGATCGACTCGAAAGCCTCTTCCCGAGGTTTACGAGCCTGCCTCACGCTTGAAATTCGTTCCTAAAACGTTTAGTAAAGCTAGGGCAATATGTATAGAGCAGTTGGAAACTCAATACCTCCAGCAAGGCGTGAAAAATGCCTTGTATCACCGTATTGAACACCACCCAGAAACTAAGGGTAAAGTGAACTTTACGGATCAAAATGTTAATGGAAGGTTGGCACTATATGGGTCTTCTACCGGAAAGTTAGCGACGATTGACATGTCGTCTGCTTCGGACCGGATTTCTAGAAAACTTGTATCGTACCTTTTCGCGGATAACCCAGACATGCTTGACGCAATACTGGCTCTTTCTACGAATAAAATTGAGCTGCCAGATGAAATCGATTTCATCGTCGATTTTCCTTCGGCAAAATATGCGCCGATGGGCAGTGCCCTATGTTTCCCTATTATGGCTTTAGTGCATTATGCACTTATTAAAGCTATAATAGTGCTCTCCACGCGTCCGCATGATGAGGCTTCTTGTGTGTATGTCTATGGAGATGATATTATCGTCCCCTCTGGATGTGCGCAGGCGATTTACGATTGGTTGCCAAGGTTTGGCATGAAACTCAATGAAGATAAGAGTTTCCACCGATCGCGCTTTCGGGAGTCATGTGGATTACATGCTTATAATGGTCATGTCATAACTCCATTGCGCTTTAAAAGCGTAATCAAACTTAAACCACGCTATAATGAGCTCATCTCGGCTCTCCGTTTGGAGAGTAAGTTCTTTTATAAGAACTATCGAGAAACAGCTCGCCTAATTCGGACCTCAATCCATAAGGTCAAAAGCTATAGGTCAGATCAATTTCCTATAGTCTCACCTAATTCTCAAGTTCTCGGTTGGATTCGAGAAAAAGAGGATGCGCCGTATTCTAGAGTATCTTTATACACTAGACGACGTTTGGCAAGAGGAACTGATCTCAGGGGAACACCCTGGGATTACCATAGCCTGTTGTATCGGGTACGTTGTTTGGTACCCCATACAGAGAATTTGCCCTCCTTGGGCGAAGATGAAGGTTACCTTCGCAAGTTGGTGACCCGGGTTAAGGATAAGCCGAGGCACGTGGATGGTTCTTGTGATGATTTTAGAATTCGTCACAAGTGGTTGCCCGAATCAGCATTCTGACAGAAGTAACAGAATGTCGTAAGGCGCCTGGAGCGAGTGTGTCGACGCGTAAGTCGGCACCCAGTATCCTTTCAGGATACGAAAGGAG